AACATCTCTACCTTGTGATGTGATAAATGAATTACCATTTGTAGATGCCGACCAAGTTATACCATCGTTGGAATAACCTAATCTATTTGTTCCATAACCGCCAGCAACAAATCTACTACCATTCCAAGCAATACCATAAACACCAGAAGTGAATATTGTATTACCATTTGACGAATTAGTCCAAGTTAAACCATCGGTAGAATATGCTAATTTATTTGTTCCCTGACTTGAACCAGCGACCCATAATGAACCATTCCAAGCAATAGCATTTACAAAATTATTAAATATTGAATTACCATTTGTAGATGCCGACCAAGTTAAACCATCGTTGGAATAACCTAAAACATTTGTTCCAACACCGCCAGCAACAAATCTACTACCATTCCAACCAAGACCAAAAACTCCAGTCCCGAATATTGAATTACCATTTGTAGATGCCGACCAAGTTATACCATCGTTGGAATAACCTAATTTATTTGTCGTTTCACCGCCAGCAACAAATATAGGAACTGGTGTTGAACTTGGGGTAATTGTCGGGGTCGGTGTTAAAGTCGGTGTGGAAGTATTCGTTGGGGTGATACTTGGTGTATTCGTTGGGGTAGGACTTGGAAGAATACCACCTTGAATGTAGAACCTTACAACCAAATCTAAATCTTGTGTAGGACAACCATTACCCAAATCAGCGGCAGGATTTACAATAGCGGTTTGCTTTGTAGTTCCTGAAATTAAAGAACCACCTTGATAATATTGTTCCAAGTAGTCATATCCACCAAAAGAACCAATAAGTGCGTTGTAAGCAAAGTTTATATTCCTAACTTCATCATAAACAAAGCCAGGTGAAGAACAACCTGAAAATCCACCACCATAAGTTATTTGATAAATTATGGCTGTATTGTTTCTAATCTGTAGATTTACACAAGAACCATTACCTATTGTTCCACCAGTAGATAAAATTGGAACTAATGTTCCATTCACACTAACGGAAACTCCACCTGTGTATATTCCACCACCACAATCAATAGCCAATAATCCCGTTTGATACGGGACTGCTGGTGATGATGTTGGGGTCATCGTGGGTGTTGGGGTCATCGTAGCCGTTCTTGTCGGTGTAGGTGTCCTTGTAGTCGTTGGGGTGATGGTTGGTGTGGTTGTATTGGTCGGGGTGATTGTAGGTGTCGCAGTTTGCGATGGACTAATACTTGGCGTAGGTGTTGGTGTCCTTGTTAAAGTAGGGGTGATTGAAGGGGTCGGCGTTGGACTTGGACTAACAGGTGGTGTAGGTTCAGGAAACAAAATTGGTGGAACTTGTCCCCCATAGTTATACACTTGTTCGCCTTGAAAGTATTGGGTAAGTAATGACTTAAACTTCATTTTGTATTTGTTGATGAACCTGTTTGATTAGTTCATTCACATTTGTATCACCACATTTACCCAAGTTAAATAACTTGGTAAATATTAGGTCATCTTTCCTGTAGAATAGAACCTTTATTGTAATTATTTCACTATCTAAATCAAGTCGTAAGTTAGTCAATTTATATCTTGTTATAGGAACATAAGTGTTGTCCTTCCTAACCCGAATATCTTTGATTACTTCCAACATAATTGGCTTAAAAAAATGGGGGTTTTACCCCCCATAAAAAAGTAGTTTTTTTAATTAGTTATAGTATAGACCGAAACCTGAACCTGCTACAAAAGCAGTCAAGGTTGTTGGAACTAACATTTCAGGAACGCTGATTGAACTTTGTGAAGTTAAACCGATTGAATACAACTGGTCGTCTCCTGGTAATGAACCAGAAACAATACCTGCTGTTTCAACATACATTCCACCACCACCATTTACATCAGCACCTGCCAAGAAATACTTACCTGTCTTCAACTTTACGATGAAATAACTTTCGGTATTTTTAACGATTTGTTGGTAAAGGTTTGTGTTTTCCTGTGAATATCCTGGAATTGTAAAAAGAAGTTTAGTAAGGAATGTAAATCCTAAAGATGGTAAGTTGATTGAAGTTTCTTCGTTCAACGCAGCACTACTATTTCTTACAAGGTCTATTTGTTGGAAAGTTAAACCTGTAGTAGCAGCTGAAAATGAAGTGATATAACCATCACCATCATAGGTGATAGATGCGAATTGTGCGTCTGTAGATGTTCCTGTAGATGTTAAAACGAATAATTCGTCAATACCAGGAACATTATTCACACAACTAGCTAATGCTAGTCCGCTTGTGATAATACAATTAGAAGCCATAGTTTTATGTTATTATATTTTTTGTTATTTTTTTTATCTTCCTTACTTGGTTTATAGTCCCGAAGGACTATAAACCATTAGGAATGTGATTGTTTAATTTTAAGATGCGAAAACTACCTGTGAAGGAATACCAACAGCAGAACCAAGCTTCATAGCTAATTTCAATCTTGTTTGTTGGAAGTCCAAAGAATACCAAGAAATAGGTGAAGAAATGTCGCTTAACAAATCTGTTCCCATCATCAAGTTTTCAGCGTTAGTCAATACAACATAACCAGCAGCGATTTCACAAGAAATAGCGATTACATTTGTGAAAGGGATTTGGATTGCCATTTGTCCGTTTTCCAAAGTAACCGGATTAAAATTAAATAAGTTTTGGTTTCTCAAACTAAGTTGGAGCGCTTGGAAATCGTTGTGGTTCAACGCCATAATGGTATTGATGACCTTTAACGGAGCAGGTAATGCCAAGATGTAAGCGTCAGCAACAGATGTTGCGTTTGCGATAGTCATAGCAGTATATGTCTTGTTGATTGTTTCAGCTGTGAAAGGTGCGCTTTCTAATTGTTCTATAATACCAGAACAACCATCACTAGCAGTTTCAGCATTCCAAAACTTTCTTGAAGCATAAACCGAAGCTTTCTTCGCAATATCATTCATAAATGCTTCTTCAACTGAAGGAGCCAAGTTTGGTGGGTAAGAACCTGGTGATAAACGCGCACTTAATATTGTGCGATTAAGTTCGTCATCACACCAATTTTTTTGGATATTGTATTGGCATACCTTTAATTCTCTTTCGGTAAGCTCAATAGTTCCGCCTGTGAAAGAACAACTCGTTCCGGGAAAAGCAATATCGTCTATCGCTCCCGTTTCATAAACCGGAATTAACTCGCCGAACTTTATGTTTGGGATAATTTTGTAAGTTGAACTTTCAATAGTATCCATTACGATTTTTGATAAAAGCAAATCAGCGTTTGCGTTTAAGTAATCTACCATTCCAGTAGTATCAAAATCAAAATTGAAGTTTTTAAGATTTTTCATAATTTTATTTTTTTTAGTTTTTGTTTTTATTTTTTGTTATTTTGTTTCATCTGTCGCAGGATTTCATATCTGCTGTCGCTTGAAAAAGCGTTTGCCATCAAAGTATCTTCCTTTAATGGTGCGTGTTTAGCTTCATTCTTGAAGTTGTGTAAATCAGCCTTCAAGTCAGCAATTTCTTTAGCGTGTGCTTCAAACGCAAACAATACATCGTGTATCGCTGCTTTTAATGCGTCTAATTGTGAGCTTTCCATACTTTCAGTTTTTTCAGCATCAACAATAACAACACCTTCTTCACCTTCTTCTTCTTCAGCGTCTTTGATTTCAACCAACTTACCTTCTTCATCTGTGATAAAGATTTTCATTCCGTCAGCTAATCTGTGTGTTCCTGAACCTACTTGGGTAAATGTTCCGTCTTCGTTTTTAACACTAATTGTATCACCCAAAACGAACTCACCTTCCGCTGAATTGGTAATGATTACACCACCATCTAATTCAACTTCTGCGAATGTATAGGAAACACTTGAAAACTTAAAGCCAACAAGGTCAGCTACTTTTTGTAATATTTCAATATTTTTCATAGTTTATTTTTTTTTTAATTGTTTATCATAAATATATGTCTTAAATGTTTAAGACATAGATTTATCCATTTGTTTTAATAAAGTTTCTAATTTAATTACAAGTTGTGCTGCGTTATATTCCATCGCTTCTTCACTATCTATTTCAACACACTTGTATTCGTTCTTATCACCTACCTTGAAACCAATAGCAGTATAACCATAATCACAATTACAATATTGTTCTGCTATATCATCATAGGGGATATATTCTGTAATAAAATCTTCGTTAGTCATTTCTTTTTTCTTTGGGTGTCCTGATGGTAATAGGTCATAATCAGTTGTGTATTTGGGGTTGCCAGGTCTGCCGTCCTTCATAAGTAATAAAAACGCATTCACACGAGCCATAGCCCAGGCTTTCGCTGATTTAACTTCGGGTGAATGTGATGTATTATATGCTCCAAGACCCCGTTGATATACTGCTTTTAACATACCTACACTAGTTCCATAACCCCTTTTTTCTTTATATCTTTCGTTCCAATCATCACTTTTATTTTGTAAGGTTTCTTCCGTTCCTTTATCAACTTTAGCACTTCTTGTATCACCAGCATCACCCTTGGCTGTTCCTTCACCTTCGGGTGATTTATTGGGTGTATCACTTTTGGGTGCCTTTTTACTTTCTTTAATTCCACCACGCTCACCTACTTCGGCAAACTTTTCTTTGTATTGTGAATAACATACTGCTAGTCGCTGTTGTTCGTCAGGGAACTCTCCCATCATTTCACTTGAACTAACGCATCTTGATACATAATCACTTTCACTTTCACCAGGTTTAACATCTATAAACGCTTCTTCTTTAATATCAAAGAAATTGAATGGGACTTCCTCAAACATACCTTCTAATGAAATTGAACTTGTCTTTTGTGATAAGACAAAGTCATCAAATATTCTTCTGTCTGCGAAGTGGATTGTTGTAAGCCAAGTGCCAGGCTCAAACTCCCTACCGAACATTTCGTAGGATTTATCTATCTTTGGATTATCACCAACCAACCAATTTTCGTAGGTATAAACATCATCACCATCAAACACCATTCCTGAATGTTCGTAGTTGATAAGGTTTTTTGGTTTCAATCTTGATAATTTCATCAACATCTTTCTAATTGTATCACGGGTCATAAAGACATAATACGCAGTTTTTGCTTCATCGTCCCATCTGTATATCTTTTGGTTTGGTTGGAATACAACTGCGGTAATATCACCCTTGAAGTCATCAGCGGAAAACATTACATTCATTTCGGTTGCCTTCTTCATTTCCCTTTCAGCCCAACCTAACGCCGCTTCACCACCCCAACTATCATACATAAGTTTTCCACAACCATCGTCATAAGATTTGGAACTTTCCAAATCTACTTTATGACGGGATAAATAACTAAACATTCTTGTAATGGTTTCAAGGGATATGTTGTCGCCTTTTGCCAGTTGGTTCGCTCTAATCTTACCAACTTCAGTCCCACAACTTCCCCAACCATTTTCTTC